GCTTGAACTGGTGCACCATCGTTGTTATACAGACATTTAAATATTCTGTAGTCACCAGTATCGTTGTTTGTTGGACCAACTACTGCATAGAAGTTTTGGTCTTCTAAGTTAATTGCATCGTCGTACTGAGTATAGACCTGATCTCTCTGCCAAGGATAATACTTGATCATAAAGTGAACGTCATCAGGATCCACTTTTTTACCAAACAATATCTTTTCTTTGAATTCATTTTCTGAAAATCTTGAATTTTCAGCGTCGAGACGTTCGATACTAGAACACATGATATAGAAGTCATTGGACTTGATGTCTTCAATGAACAATCTAGTAGTGTCAGATTTAAATTTTGTTGTTAAAATCTCTGCCATGGTGTCTCTCTAATAATCATTTTTAATATATTTATGGTGTTAACCCATACGTTTTTTTCTGCGTGGATATGATTGCTTTGTATCATTGTAATTATTATAATGGAAATTGGATCTAAATGCAGAGGAAGCTCTTTGTTTAGTGTTTCTTGTTACAAAATATGGGACGAATATTCTTTTAGTTGTTGATCCCCAAAGATCCATTACTTCGTTACCACCGTTTTCGTATTGTCCCTCTTCAATTCTGTTGTAGGTTGATGCAGCATTATAGGTTCGTGGACCATAAAGTGCATTAGGTGGAGTAACACCCGCATTAGAGTAATCAAACTCATTAGTACGTGCTAATGCATCAGCAGCACTGTTGGTTGTGGTGGGTGGCAGATCAAGCATAACTTCTTTACCATTTTTTTGCATATAGTCTAAAAGTTGTTGATGTGTGGGGTATTCACCGAACGTATCAAAGTGGTAATCTACAAACAATGCGGCAGCACCCGCAGCTACTGGGGCAGCACAACTAGTTCCACTAAAGTAATCCCACTCTCCATCAGGAAGAGTATAGCTACCTCTTCCAGTTCCACCTGCTGAAGACCAAGTGTATGCACCAAACGCCCAAATGTCAATATGTGGACCACGATTACTATAAGGATCTGGTACAGGATTTATAGTACTGTGATGACATGCACCAATACTGTAGTGATTTAGACTTCCTACAGTACGATATGTTTTTGTATATCTTTGAAGATCTTGTGTTGTGTTAGTTTCGTATGTAAAATCATATAGTCCGTCAACATCTGTGAATGGACGGATCACATCGATATTCGCATCCATTTTAATGTAATCGTTCAGACGTGGATCACCAGCCTTAACAGACTGTGCACCACCAAAGTTACCTGCACTTTTAAAGTAGTATATGCTTCCATCACTAACCCAATTTGTAAGCATAGAGTTATAGGTACTACTAGGTATTTGGTATGGACACGAAATCCACCACTCATTTTGAGCAGTGGTTTGGTCATACGCAATCCTTGGCATCAAACCTGCATTGACAAAGGGAGTCAAATCAGAACCCCATCCACCCACTGGTCTCTGAACTGTTGTTAACATTCCATCGTCATCATAGGAACCAATTTCATTGATGTCTTTAACTCTGTACATGTAGTTATGGTCTTCTCCACCATATCCCCATGCACCAGTGACAATGGTTGCATTTCTTCTACCAGTGACTGGATTAACTGGTTTCGTTTGGTGCCATGATAATACTGCATTATGCACTGTGGTTACACCATCAGAAAGATATATGACACGTATACTTGAAACCGCAGCCCATCCACATGTCTTGCCCGCTGCAGTACTTATAACACCTATTGCGTGATCTGAAAATCGATTACTATTAGTTACTTGATTGTTTCTTGCATCATTTACAGAAGCACTAATATCAGACCAATCCATTCTAACAAACCTAGTGTTAGTAGTAGGAGTAGCGTCATCTTGAGAATCTGGGTGGTCTTCCCAAACATCATTCGCTGCAACTGGCGTACCCGCTTCGATTGCAACGATGTCTACATATTCACCTGCATAGTTTCTAGTAATATTTTGATCTTCGAGATAAGCATCTTCATTGAATGGACTAATTTGAAAAAATCCTATTGGACCTGTATTACCAGAAATCTCTTGGTCACTAGATAAAAACTTGAAAGTCGAAGTGATGTCTGCACCATTTTGTGAAGTGATCCCAAATCTCGTAAGGTAATTAAAGTCAACATCAGTACGTACTGTATAAGTTTCTATAGGAACATCTTCTTTCTCTACTTCCATGATACGGTCAGATGCACGTAATTCTTCAGCTTCTTCTTCAGTCAACATCATACAAACAAGACCTTCAAGTGCATCAAGTGTATCATACACTTCCATGTCACAACATTCTGTTTCCAAAACAGAATCCTGTTCTTCACAGTTGCAAAGGACGATGTTGTATCTAGATTTCATCTTATGCGTCTTCCAGTTTCAGTCCAGTAATAGTCACAGTAACTGTGCCAGTAGTACCAGAACGGTTGGTTACTCTCACAGGAATATCATTTTCTGTTGGTCTATTATCGACAAAACCGAAGATCGCTGGGGTGATGACGAATGTCTCCGCCGCAGTTGAAACAAATTCTGCAACGACTCCGTCACCCTCTACTGGATCTGTACCTATTGGACGACTTACATCTGCAGTACGTGCTGCATCGTCTTTATAAATTCTAACTCTTGCACCTTTGTCGACTTGAACACTATACAAACAGTATGATACACCCAAGTTTGCAAAATCAATGTTTGTTTCTGCATCATCTGCAATACTTGCAGAGGTTACTGCTTGTGTAACACGTGATGGTGTAAATCCACCAGACGCAGTTGAGTTGATTGTGATTGAGTCTGTGCCTGTATCAGTTTGAATTGTAATATTCGAACCTGCAACAAGGTTTAAAGTGTCTGCAGTAGAATCTGCAACAACACTAGGTTGACCTGCAACAGCAATAGTAGAGAATGTATTCGCAGCTCCACCAGTACCACCAGTCGCAGTAGATACGAATGTGATAGTATCATTTGCAGCGTCAGTGGTAATAGTCATACCAGTACCTGCAATAAATGTCAAGGTATCTGTTGTAGCATCTGCGACAACATCTGTTTGACCTGCGACACTAATTGTACCAAATGTATTTGCACTACCGCCTGCTGCAGCTGCATTTACCCATGCAGAACCATTGTAACTTAGAACTTCTCCACTTGCAGGAGCAGTAATAGTAACATCTGTAAGATCGTTGATTGCACTTGCGCCTAAAGAAATGTCTTTAAATTCAAATATTCCATTTCCATTGGCAGTAAGAACTTGACCAATAGTACCATCTGCAATACCATCAAGATCTAACAACCCAAACCCAGAATTGTTTGCATCTGTCAACATTCCAGTGTATGCAACGTTTGCAAGACTGTCTGCATATGAAGTTACATCGTTATTGGCATTATCAGTTAGAAGTTTGCGCCACTGACCGTGAGCATAGTAAAGTGCACCAGTCGAGTGAACGTGTGCGATACACCCATGATAAGTACCCGCACTTAGTGCATATAAATCCGCCTCAGTATCAAGTAAGAAAGATATTTTGTTGTGAACATTAAGAACTTGAAGTTCCTGATCACTGTTGACCATATTAAGTAGTGTATCATTACCCAATCCACCCACTGCACGATAAATCTCATTCGTATTATCGTTAATTTTATCCATGGCGACACGTAACGGATCACCTGTTCCATCATTGGGTGCTTGACCTATATCTACTGTTTGCTTTGCCATTTTTTCTTCCTAAAAAGTGTTTTTAATTATTTATGTAACTGTAATTGTATTGTTCATACTACCATGGTTTGCACACTGATAGTAATATGTTCCTGCAACTGCAGTCCACTGAAGAACTGCACCACCTTGTCCAGTTACATTTGGCAACTGGTTACCTGTTCCCGCACCTTGTGTCGTCTTCAGATAGAACGGATGAGAACTTTGTGTACCACTGTCAATGTTAAATTGAACCCTATCACCTACATTGAATACTAATGGTGGTTGTGCACCATTGATGTAGTTTGTGGATCTATCTGCACCATTGATCACATAATCAAATATTGGTGTACTAATATTAATAGTGTGCGTTGGCGAGAAGTTCAATGATGTATCGTTAAGTGTATAATCTGGTGATGTATACACAACAGGACCAACACCGCTACCAGTTCTTAGTGTAACGTGCCAAGTTTCTGCGCCTTCCGTGAAGTTGTCTGCAACTGCAGCCACAGAGAAACCACCGACACCATTGTTCATGACAATATTACCAGATTGGAAGGAGAAGTCACTATCACGATCTGGTCTTGGACCAATCGCCCAATACAATGGAGTACCATTTGGCCATCCAGGCACAGAGACACTAAATGTTTTTGTTGCACCCTCATCCAATGATGTTGAACCAATTGGAGTAACGGTGTAAGTATAACTACCACCACCACTAACAGATGAGTCATTATCAGATGTGACAACTTCTGTATCTGAAAAGATATTAGAAAAGTCAACAGTTAAGTTGTTAATATCACCAATATCTAGTGGTGATGTAGACTCACCATCGTCATTAAAGATACGAAGGAATCTTTGTTTTACACCAGATTTTTCAGGACCTGCAGCAAACTTTCTTTGGTAATAGAATTTACCAAACATTTTTGTACCCGCAGTATGCATGTTTTCTCTTAAGAAGTCCTCATATACAGGTTGTCCCAACATACTACGGATCTCGTAAGAATACTCTTGGTAGTAATCACTATCTTGAATTCTCATAGAAGAGTCAAAATACGCATAAGTATTTGCGCTATCTACTTCATAACCATTCAAGTGAGAAGTAAAGTCTGACCAATACCCCTCTGTAACACCTTGTGTTTCTGCAGTAATTGTACCCTTCGCAACACGAATATTGTTATTTGCAAGATATGCAGTTCCACCATTAACATATCCAAATCCTGAGTTGAATATTTTCGCAGATGCAATCTTACCTGTAGCGAACTGAACTTCCGCATCAATTTCTGCGTTGTCACCAAATCTTCTAGATTCGTAATCTCTTTCAACTCCTAAGATATTAAATCTTTGAGCGTTAGGTCTGATGACATCGTTTGTTCCTGTAAATCCATAGTATGCATAAGGCGTGAAAGTAACCGAACCAACTTGGGTGTTACTACTACGAACAATACCTCTAACATTTGTGTTAGCTTCTGTGATAATTTCACCAATATTAAACGAACCTGCAGATGCAGGAGTAGTCAACTGAATAATCTGGTCCTTACGATCAAAGATCATCATCTGACTATCTTGTGCAATCGCCCAAACATCGTTCGTGTAGTTGACGCCTGGATCGACGTTTCTGAAGATATCGATTCTACCAATGTCGAAAGGTGTTAAGTCAAACGCTTCGTTCAATGGTGTTGCAAGTGTCACTGGATTTGCAGTACCAGACATTGCTTGTCCTGCAGGCGGAACATCGTTGTAATTAGAAGAGTTAATTAAAACATTAACGAATGGTTGGATTGGATCTGTGATGAGAGAAACAGTTTCGACATCGTCAATGACTGCAATGACTTGCGCATTCGCATCCTGTGGTACACCATCTGGATATAAAATACCAGGCGAACTAGAATTCTTATTGGTAATATCAGCATATAAAATATCTGTATTACCATAACTTCTACGACGAATCGTGGGAGATTGATCAGCATCAAACTCTTCACTGTCATTCATCTTTACTGCAAGTGCGACCTCGTTGAACCCTGTAACAATACCTTCATTACCAAAGTTATCACCAATTGTTTCTCCAATTTCCCAATCTGTTGACTGAGACGATCCCGCAAGAATAACAACTTGATCACTAACAAGTAATCTAGTATTTTCTACCGTGTATCCAAACCCACCATCAATATATTCATATTCAACATAACCTGTGATATCGTTTGTGATGCCAGTAACAATTGCACGCCCACCATAACCATAGGTTCCTTCAACTTCGAAAATATCACCTACTTCATTACCTGTGGTTGCGCCACTCCATCTTGTATCAATGGTTATATCGTTCAGAGATCCATTAATTTTACCAAAGGAAACAGTTTCCCCGCCAATCTGACACAACACATCATCATATTTTACAAAACTACCTTGCAAGTTATCGATGTAAATGATTGGTGTAATAATGCCGTTCAACAAAACAAAGTTAATTTTGTTTACAGAAGCCTTTGCACCAGTTGTTGAACCTATGATGTTTCTTCCAAGTAAATCTAAGTAAGAATATTCAACGCCTGTTTTGGAAGAAAATTCGTTACTATTTGGAAACATCTGTAAGAAAGTACCAGTCCTCCAAGTCGATGCCGATGACTTAAACATTTTTTGTGCAGGATAATAAACATCAATATCTTCTTGATAGAAAATTCTAAAGAAAAGTTTGATGCCTTGTTCTGTACCCTTTGAACGATACAAGTCCATAATGTTTTTAATAATAAAGGGGACTTGTGATTCTTTTAATGGTAGATCCGCAAGAAATTTTCTTTGCCAATGAATAACCATACTCGACAATGTCGTAGAAATATCACGATATTCAAAAATTCTTCTGATGTTATAAACAGATTGATTTGTGTCTGTTTCTAAAAAGGCATAATAATCTTTGACAAGTTGCACAAGTTCTGGTCCGAACTCTTTATAGAGTGCGGGGAACTGCGCATCAATGAAGAATGATATCTTCTTTAGAATTTCTGCTTGGTTATAATCTGCCATTTATTAGTATCCACTGCTTCCACCTTGGGATGATGAGTAAACAGATCCACCTGCACTGCCTGAACTTCCGCTACCACCAGTTGTTCTCGTGATAACTCCACTTGCATCTGGAGCATCAAGAATTACTGGATCTTGTGCACTATTTTGAATTCCTGCAACAAGCTTATTGTCCAAGTACACATTAACACGAACATCTTCGTCACGAATTAAGAACACTCGTCCGTTAGGTGAAGTGATGTCATCTTGTTTTGTATTTGCATAAATTTTAATTGCAGCGCCTGGATAACTCTCTGTTTCAAAGTTAACCAACTTAACGTCACCTGTTTCATAGTTTACTGTACCCGCACTTGGGTTTACAATCTGTGGATTTGAAACATCATCAGTAACAATCTGAATATTACCTTGACCATCGTCTTGGAAAAATACACAAATTCCATTTTGATCAAAGACACTAGAAACAATTGCAGGAGTGTAGTTTGTAAATCCCTGCGATTGATTGTATGCATATGGACGAATTAATTCAGTACCAAATACAAATCTTGGGTTATATAACTGATTAATTGTTGGTGAGAATTCAATAATAGGTTTTGCTTTTATAGCATTACTATCAATAGCAGTGTCGATGTCATTCAATTCTTTCGACAATCTTGAAAGTCTTAATTTAGATTTAAATTTATTCAAATTATTTGTAGAGTGTTTCGATACCACATCTCTAACCAACGATTCGATTTGATCGCCAGATTTTTCTGTTTCTTTTTGAGTATAATAAACATTAATATTCAGATCTGCATACAAGAATTCTGTTTTAACAAAGAATGGTTCAATCGTCAATGGTGTACGGTTCTTCAAGAATTCGATGTACGAGTTTGCAAGTGTCTGAGAAATCAACTGTGCATTGTCATTCAAATAAACACTGATTGCAACCTTACCAAACTGTGGCGGTTCCAATTCGTCACCACCATATGCAGAAACCGCATTAATCTCTGGGAACTCTTGTTTCAAAAGGATTTCATAGTCATTGGTTGTGATCGCTCGATCTTGAATCTGCAATGCTTTTGGTGCATTAGTTTTGATGCTATCGATAGATTCTCTTTCCGCACCACCTGAAGCTGCTTGCACCGTAGTCACGGTGATCTGCACATTAGATAAGAAAGAAGATGTGAATTTATTTGCACCATTCGCTTCTGGTCCACTTGTAATACGGTAACGTACTTTCACGTCTTCGAATTCTGATGGTTGTAGACCGAATACGTTACCACCAAAGTAAATGTTGTAACGGTTATCAAAATAAGGTTCTAGATAGAATACTTTGTCGGTTGGTCCCACCCCAAAAATATCTGTTCTGTATGTAAAGACGTTCTGATCTTCTGTTGCCTCTGCATCGATAAAACAAACGATAGAGTCTGTATCCACTTCTGGGTTAGAGAGTGCAACACGCAGAACTCCGTTATCATCAACAAGGAAACCTTCACGTTCGAAAGAAGCAAGGACTTCACCCTCAAAGATTTCTATATCTCCCGACTCCCATACATTCGGTGCAGTTTTACGTGCAACATACGTTTCATTAGTCACGAAGTTATATGTTGTTCCTAAAAACGATGTTGTGAACTCAGTATATG